TTCAATGAGTGAGATAGTGAGTTATAGCAGTTAATTTATTAATCATATATCGGAGATAACATGAAACAAGAAACAGCTATTTGCGTATGGACCGAGTTTGACGGTGATTTTGCTCACATTAAAGGTTATATCTGCAAACCAGAATTGAGTGCGGATGGAATGCCGGATTCAGTCGATAGATATGACCATCCATTACATACAATCAAACTGCATTCCCAGGCATCAAAATGCTATCAATTTACCGGTATGTACGGTATGGAAATAGCGGTTGATTGCTACGTGCGCGTTAATCTACAGGATGCTAAGAAAGCTATTGCAGTACTGACCCCCATTGAAAAGAAAATGGAAAAGATGCAATCAGAAGAGGGATGCACTAAATCCTATGGTCAATGGCTAAATCGTGTAGCTCGTGCAATAGGTGCAAAAAAAGTATTTATTCGCCGCGACAAGACAGGGGCATTCCAAAAACAATACATTGAAGCTATCGGCGGTGATATCGTTTATCAAGGGGATTCAATGGAACAGAAAATAGCAGACTGGGCAAATCCACAAGCTATTGCAGCATAATGATACTTGCAATCATCTTGTCGCATTGATAGGATGATTGCGGATTATCATTGATAATCATTTATCAATTATTTATAGGGAATAATCATGGAAAAATACAACGGTTGGACGAATTACGCTACTTGGCGCATCAATCTTGAGATATTTGATGGAATGTCGCTGCGTGATATAGCTGGCAGATCATCTAGCAGTCCGTCCGAAGTCGTGGAATGCATGAAAGCTATCGTCAATGAAATGGTAGAGCAATATCCCGAGGGCCTTGTCCGTGACTATGCGGATGCGTTCCTTCAGGATGTTGACTATTGGAATATTGCGGATTCCAAGATTGCCGAATATGCCGATTCCGAAGAGAAGGTGTAATCATGACAAAGGACAAAGCTATTACCTTGGCACTCAAGGTATCCAAGCGCGAAAAAATTGACATGTTTATCGTTGTCGAAGGTTACGAGGATGAACGCGAGTGGGAAGCGTGTCGGGAAGAGGATGTAGACACGTTTTACAATGGCGCAATGGTCTATCTTGCAGCTAGCAATGGTCAATTAGTACTCTAGCAGTCTACTCATAATGCGCCTACTAACCTGGGCGCATTGTGGGCACAATTGCCTGATTTATCATAAACTTATAGGAGGTTATATGCTTTTCAATATCTGGGCAGATGGACAGCATTCCAAAACGACAGTAATCGCGGATGACATGAACGAAGCCCTGGACAGATTCTGCGCTCGTCATGGTTTTGTGGATCATGCCGATTATTGCCAGATTAAACAGATTACTGAATCCAATCTGAATATTCAGGCGGTAGAATGAACAAAATAAAATATACAGATCAACAGCTAACACGTTTTAACGTGTCCGATCTAATAAACGACTATCGCGCTACTCACAGGGATTTTGCTACCGGTGACATGGGAAAATGGCACGATACGGCTGCAATGGTTGGCCTGTGTGAATACGCCTATACCTGTAAGCAAAGGGCCATTGCCATTTTCAAGAATCGCCATAACTCGCGTATCGGCAGGTATGGTGAATCCGTATGAATGCCCCTAAACTGCCCCTGTACGAATCTGGCAATTATTGGGTGTCACCGGTAACAGTTGGCAAGATATCAGGCTACGCGGTCTATAAAGCCGGTATAACGCACTCTACACGCTGTGCCACGATTACCCTGCCGGAAGGGTCATACGCTCGCGCAGTAGCTGAGGCCGATAGACGCGCATGTATTGATGCCCACGAGATCCACGAGTCCATTAAACAGGACCGGAAAGCGGGGAATGAACAATGACCGAGGACGAATACGTGTTCTGGGGGACCATCCTGGTATTCGCGGTTACCCTGTACTTTATCGGCTATTGACAAATGCCCATACGCGCATTTATGATCTGCCCGTCTGAGAGAAAGATCAGGCTTGCGTTGGAGCGCAATGTTACAGGAACGAACCCCTACACATGGGTTTCGGTTGTCGGTGATCTTCCTGTAACGATCCCTCCAACCGCAACTTGGAACCCAGCTGTAGGGGTTTTTCTTTTGATCGGGCATTACGGGGCCATAACCCAGCCCTCGCAAACGTGGATCAGACGGATGCGGATAAACGTGCTGAATGGGGCTAGTCGTTCCTTGATGATGGGGATACATTATCGGGCGAGTGCAAAACCCAGCTTGCAGAAGACCGCAAGTAAGCTAGATAAACGAGATGATTGCAGTTCCTACCCGTCTTATAACGGGTGAGGTTTTTTGTGTGCGAGTTAGTCCGTAGTTAATTTAGTCCGTAGTTAATTTATCAAGGAGATATCAAATGCCATATTGTGTTAATTGTGCTTTCTTCATACCCCCAGATCCCATCAAGCACGCCATCACTAGTCTGAAACTCGGCCTCTGCCGACGCAAGACGAAGTATCACCCCGTCGATGGTGAACCAACGTACTACGGAGCTTGGGATGAGCGCATGGCTGGAGGTACATGCAGCCCTGAAGGTCGGCACTTCATCCAGATCGTCCCATCTACGCATGTATCCCATTCGGATATAGCTTCAGAAATTCAACAACAACAAATAAACGAGGAGAAGGCCCGTGGCTGATTTCAGTCCTGAGAATCGCAACAGCGCAATCTGGTCCGGTGATGCCCGACGCATTGCCAACAAGCGTATAGGTGAGGTCTGGTTGGAGAAGACCAGACAGAAGGAGATTGACCAGACCATTGGCGATAAGGAGAACGTGCAATGGGGACTGCGCCTACAGGAGCCGATAGCCAGGGCCGTAGGGGACCGTCTGAACATCCGCTTGAAGGAACTTGATATCGAAGGTACTCACCAGAAGCATCCATGGATGAGATCTCACTTTGACTATGTGAGCGAGGATAATAAGACGCTCTATGAGATCAAGAATTACAGCGCATTTAGCAGGGATCATTACGGGGAAAATGGATCTACTAATATCCCTGATGGCGACCTCGCGCAGGTCATCCACGAGGCAGCAGTATTTAATGTGGACGTTGTTAATTTATGCGTGTTATTCGGTGGTCAGGAGTTGTGTATATATCCGATCAATGTGGAACAGGCTCACAAGGATGTTCTGATCCAGCAAGAAGCCGCATTGTGGGCCTGTATCCAAACCCGCACCCCGCCGGCAGCAGAACATCCAGATGATCTACGCATGATCCTGTCTAAAGATGACGGCAGCATCATGGCAGCTACCGGCAATGTAGAGCAAGATGCAAAGCAGTTACGCAAGATTAAAGATGCGATAGCTATGCTTGAGAAAGATGAGATAACCCTGACGAGCCGGTTGATGCAATACATGGGTACAGCATCTGTTCTGGTAGGCGGTAATGGAACTTTGGTTACCTGGAAGCAAGCAAAAGGTAGTAAGAAGTTCGATGCTAAAGCCATGCAACAGGCTCTCCCTGATACATACGACATGTATGTCAGGGACACCCCTGGTAGTAGACGTTTCTTAGTTAAATGAAACGCCTCATCTGGGTAGTAGAGATGAAGATCAGAAACAAATGGGAGGTGATGGCGTTCAACCGTGAGAGAGAGTGGGCAAGAGCAGACTGGAGGATCATGCGACAGGAATTTCCTGCAAATGAGGTAAGGATAAAGAAATATATACCGGAGACTATTGATGATTGATTATTCGGAATCACTTATAGCTATCAAACAAATGAGAAAGAAGGCCCATGACCTTATCCTTAAACGGGATTACTTGAGTGCTTATGAAGCATTGGATCAGATCCAGACCGCTTCACAACATGCAAAAGAATGGGTTAAACATCAATACCAATTGGAGAAAAACAAATGAATGATCTCGTACCAATGTCAGATATAGAGAAGATGGGAACCGCTATTGCCAAAAGTGGATTGTTTGGCATGAAGACTCCAGAGCAAGCAATAGCCTTGATGCTGATAGCACAAGCCGAAGGGATGCATCCAGCCATTGCAGCTCGTGACTACCATGTCATCCAAGGTAGACCCGCTCTGAAGGCAGATGCAATGCTGGCACGTTTCCAAGCCGCTGGTGGCAAAGTTCAATGGGATATCTACACAGATGAAGAAGTTAAAGCCACATTTAGCCATGCTGCCGGCGGGTCGATTACGCTTAGTTGGACTCTCGCTCAGGCGAAGAAGATCGGTCTTGCCACCAAAGACTCGTGGAAGAACTACCCTCGTGCCATGCTACGGGCGAGGGTCATTAGCGAAGGCATACGAACGGTCTATCCTGGCTGCGTCGTTGGCGTTTATACGCCTGAGGAAGTCGGAGACTTTGAACCGAGATCTTCAAACTCAGTTAGAAACATGGGAAGCGTGGAGATCGTCAATGATCCTTCTCCAAGCAGTCCCGTACTCAGAACTGACACAATAGAAACAATGGTCGATGACATACCTGAAGCACCGCTAGAGCAATGGCCCTTGCAGATCCCTGGACGCAAAGAGCAGATGTATCACTCAAAGACTGAATGGATAGACGCTCTGGATCAACTGGTATGCAAGGTGCTGGCATCCAAAATGCTCTCTGTTGCCGAGCAGGATGAGAAGGTAGAGAGCCTGAAGAAAGCGAACATACCTACCTTCCAGCGTATCGGATTGGTACAGGCTACCGAGGTCTACAAGCAGATCAAGTCACGTTTCCCAAGGGAGGCTACAGACTCTGAAAAAAAGTTGGTAGCAGAGTTCGCAGCGGAATTCGGAGCCAAAACGATCTGATTCTGGAATTACTGCAACGGGGGCCAATCACGCCTATGGATGCTCTTA